TCCATCCGTGCCATTTGTTCCAGCTGCGCCCACGGCGCCCGTGGAACCGATGTCTCCCTTCACTCCCTGAGGACCCGCAACGGTCGAATCGGCACCCGCTGCGCCAGTTATCCCGGTGTCGCCCTTAGCACCAGGACTACCAGCGGCCCCAGTGTTTCCAATATCACCTTTCGGACCCGCTACGGTACTGTCGGCACCGGTCGCACCGGTATCGCCCTTGGGTCCAGTGGCGCCAGTATTGCCAGTTGTTCCGGTATCTCCCTTAGGTCCAACTACAGTAGAATCTGCGCCAGTTGCGCCCGTATTACCGGTGTCGCCCTTTAACCCCTGCGGTCCAGTAAGTCCTGGCACGGTAGAATCGGCGCCTGCTGACCCCGTATCGCCCTTGACGCCCTGAATACCCCGTACTCCGATTTCTCCTTGTGCTCCCGGGACACCCTGAATTCCCTGCGAACCCTGTGTCCCAGCATCGCCCTCTGCACCAGGGCTGCCGGGGTTTCCGGTATCACCTTTTGGCCCCGGCACAGTGCTATCTGCACCCACATCACCTTTGGATGCTACCAGTTCCCAGTTGGAAGTCTCAGTCGGTGCTACACCAGTGCAGGGAACGAAACAGGCATAGGATGAACCGAGATAGAAAACGGCATCATGAAGTTCGTAGGCAGTCGCAGGGTCGTACTCACCCCTCCACACCACACCTGAACCCATCGGACCGACAGGACCTTGAGCACCATCAATTCCAGAAGGCCCTTGCACTCCAGCAAGTACGCCAACAACGCTTTCCTCGGAAACTCCTACGGCGGTAGTAGCAACAACCGCAACACCGATCATATCGTCACCGATTCATCCCGGGCAACTTCAATAGTGCCGATGACGTACGTGTCGCCTGTCGTGTAATCCTCCACGTCATAGTCCAAAAGGTCGGGAGAGAGAAAGGCGGACTGTGCAAGAGTCAGTACGGGAGTGAGGGTTGTCACGCCCGTATACGTCACGCCGGCGACCACAAACGTCTCATCGGCGTCGTACGCAAGCGCCAGGGTCGCCCCCGCCGTGTCGCAGTCAATCACTTTGGTTCCTATTGACGAGTACGCATGGAAGCGGCACGCCTTCCCTGTCAAGTTCACTGCGATCTCGAACACGACAGACCATCGGTCGCCTTGACGGTGATGCAGATTACAGACAAAGGGCTGATTCATACGTAGACCTCCTAATTGACCTTACATAAACGGAATCTTCCAACCCAGGGGAAGGAACGAGTGACGGGTGTAACCGGGGGAGTTGTCTCAGCCATAGGATCATAGATACGATCCTCATTTGGTTTTAACCATAGAGTGCCCGCCCAACTCCAAGCATCGCTATAATATTCATTTTCCACCGCACTGAACGATACAGAATGACGCTGTTCGTCGCATAAGTACAACGTCGCCGTCGTCCACATAAACTCCACTCCAACAAACACCCCACTGGAATACAGTTGTAAGCAAACACCCCCATCTGCCGGAACACCATCAATCGTGAGGCTGTATGATAACGCCAGATACCAACTGTCATAACCCGTAATTGAACCGACCCAAAAAATCATCTCGCCCTGGTCATGGGCGAAGTTTTGCATAAGAGGCGGCGCAATTGTGTATATCATGCCGCTATCCCCGTCCCTATGGCGATCCAGTCAACAGAAGTTCCATTGGTCACGATGGTCGCGCCCGTGTAGAAGACCCCAGTCTTGTCCTTGCTGACAACCTGCGCAGTCTGACCCGTTGCGCCCACCACAGAAAGAATGATACAAGGCTCGGAAACAAACTTATATCCGAACGCGATGGTGGTCGTTGCACCTGTTCCATAGACGAACTGCACCGGGTTGCAGTGCAACGCCGTACTGACGATCCTTTCCATTTCACTGCGGACGCTCATGCGACGTATGCCTCAATGGTGGTATAGACGCTGGTTGCAGTAAGGTTCGCTGTGAAACCACTGACGTAGTACAGTCCATATCTGCCCTCGTTGTCCTGCCAACTGAACCTCTTGCCTAGTATCTTTTTGTCGGGTTCAAGCCCTGCATAAATGAACGTGAGAACCTGTGACGCATGACGCGACACGTCGAACACGTCGTGCGCCATATCCACAAGTTTGCTGTCGTCGACGCCGATGGTGGAGAGGTAGGCAAGATTATTCCGGCCCGTCATGGCGAAGTTCAATGTGTCGCTTGTTCCCCCGTACTTGCCATACGCTGCCGCCTTGTGCGTCACATCGTCGACAACCATCACGGTAGCTGGGATCGTCGAAGCGTCCACGTCGAACGACGCCTCTTTTAACCTCTCCTTCTCATACGTAAAATCCCCCAACCCTGGCGTAAGCGCGTCCGCGCACGTGATGGCCCGCTGCGACGGGTTCTGATACAACGTCACGCCAATGAGTTGCGCGAGTTTTTGAATTTCCGCGAGGTATGTGCTGTTCGGGATGACAAGCACCTTGTCGCTGTACTGATCTCGCACCAACAGCGCCGTTGTCGGCATCGTGCCGGTGAAAGGGACATCGCCCATCGTCGGGTCGCTGACCGTCGTGATCATATACGAAAGAGCATCGGACAGGGTGTACGTCGTAGAAGGGGTCTCCGTCGTACAACCATGCGGCAGGACATCGTTCAACGTCAAGTCCCAGGCGGCCAGAAGGTCAACCAACTGGAACGTCCGCATGTACCCGCCACCGATTCTGTCAGAATGAGAATGGTCGAAGAATCCATAAAAGCAGTCCACGTCATTCACGCGAACGCGCCACACGCCGCCGCCCGATTGGGGAAAAACGGAAATGCCACCCGGTTCCCAGACCGTGAGGCTCGCTGAACCAGCGCCGAAGAACGAGCCGCCATAGGATAGGCTCACAACCACGCGCTGCGGCGCACCGGCGTCCCCCGTGCCGAGGACAATTTCGCCGGCGTTGCCAGCCCAGATGCTCACCTTCGTCGGAAGGTTGACAACTTTCAGGTAATTCATCAAATCTTCATTTGCCCGGTGCTACCGCCGGACGGAGACGCAACCGTGCCGGGACGTTTCAAGCTCACGTCGTACTCCCACACCGTATTCGTATCCGATGAGCCGAACCCTCCGAACGTGGAAGAGAAGGAAAACGAGTCAACGTAGTACGTCTCACTGTCGTAGTCCACGAGCAAGCCATCCGGCTTGCCGAGCGCAAAAAGGAATGACGCGAGAATCGCCTTGCTGCGAAACTGCACAGTGAGATCGCGGTGCCATGAAAAGCGGGCAAAGCGAATGACGCCGTTGATGCCATCCGATGTCTCACCATCTTGCGAAGGATACTCCAACGTATCCTTCAGGATCGCGATACCGTTTGCGGTGAATGTGGGATTCAGAGTTACGGACATTTTATCTTCCCCCCAAGCCCGACGTGTTCAGAACCCGCGAGTAGCCGCCGGCGGCGTGAGTCCACCCGACATCGCGAGAGGTAGTAGGCAGCGGGGTTGCCTTAAGAATGGCAGCATCCACCGCTCTGTTCGTCTTCCATTGCGCGTCTTTCAAGCTCCGTGTATTCTCTCCATTCACGGTGATCCTCAATTCAGAACGCAGAACAAAGTTGGAACTGAGGTTCCCGACGTACTTTGCGAGAGCGGGGATGTTTCCCGACAGAAGAGTCAAAGGAGCAAACGCCGCTTCCCATGCAGCAGCGGTCTTCTTGGCCGCCACTCCCGCAGTAGTAGTGTCAGCCGTTGTCTTCGTCAATAACTCGTCTATTTTTTTAAGATAATCCGTCACGTCGCTTTGCGGAGTTGACGTTGTGAGGTTTTCGATGACCGCGTTCGCAGCGGTATCCGCATCCTGTTTTGCGTTAAACAGTGATTGGAACGTGTCTTCTTTGACTTGTCTATCGTGAGCGTTGAGCGGAATATATGTACTGACGGCGAACATCTTCATATTTATCGCCGCATCGTAGAACCACTTTGCAACCTGCGCCCCAGCAATCGCGAGTTGATTGAGAACGGGAACTGCGGAATTTGATGTTGCCATCATCGCTACGAGCGCATCTGCGAACCCTCTCGTGAACTGCGCGGCGGGCGCAAAAATATTTATCAATGCACCGCCGATACTCTCCTTCAACTCCTGCAAACTGACCTTCATGCGGTCGATCATGCCAAGCGGCGTTTGCAAGTATGTCGACAAACCACCCTTCATGTTCGCTGCCATCTCTTTCAAAAGCTGGCTCATCGTTTTCAGATTACCGTTGACGTCTTTGTTTGTGGTAATACCAAACTGACGCAGAGACTTCAACGAACCTTCGGCAGCAATGGCTACTCGTTGTACGGCGGTGGCAAACGTTCCACCAAGGACCCGCATTGAATCCAGCGCTACGTTGAACCCAGCGGCAGCATTTTTTCCTCCGTTCAACTTTACCGTTAAACTCGTTATTCCTTGTTCGATTTGCTCCGGCTCGATGCCAACATTCCCCGCCAGACCACCGACCAAATTAGATGTCTGCAGGGCTTCCGGCTTCGTTAAGCCACGTTGGACAAGAACATTCTGAAACTCTTTCGCTGCAGCATCGGCCTTTGTAAAATCCGAAACCGCTTCGGTGGCGAACTGCTTCAAACGCTGAGTCAGTTGTACAACAGAGGCAATGCCTATTATGCCAAGCGCCGTCTTGAACGCATTACCAAGCGCATTAACTGGCGGAGCAACAGACTTCACGGCGGTACTCGCCTTCGCCATCGCAGTGCTTGCCGTTACTCCGACAGAGGCAAACTGATCGTTGAACATGTGAACTGGGTTGCCTTGCGCGTTGATGCTTGCAACAGCGGCATTCCACGCAGACGACGACGCATTGGCAGCCGCCGTCATCTGCTCAACAATGTTCCCGCCCATGTTTGTTGCAGCAGCGGAGATGGCATCGAATTGAGAAACGACATCATCAATTTGTGCTTGCAGTTTGATAATCAGTTCTTGGTCGGCCATTCGCCACTCTCCTGCAAGTCTTTCTTCACTTGGTCGAAGTCCATGCTCTCCACGTTCAACTGGTCAAGAGGTACTGCCCCTTTCTCTTCTCCAGACTCCATGATGTCGATCAGTTCCCAGAAGTCCGAACTATCAATGTCCGACTTCGACCAGCCCATCTGGCCGAAGACTCGGTAGACGTTTGCTAAGAGGGGGTCGAGGGTGTTGCTACGCCGAAAAAATCTCCGACAGCTTCTCCCATCTCCTTGCTGGTCCACTCTTCGACTGCCGTGGGCAGTAGGAGGCTGGGATCAGTCTTTGCGCGGTATGCCCATATGAACCAGCGTTGTTCGTCGGCGGTCATGGAAATCATATCCTCCACGGCCTTAAAGGGCGTGCGATGGAAAAGTTTCTCGAATTGTGCCAATAATGCGTATTTCATAGTTGCCTCCCTATGTTCCCTTCTTCTCCACAGAAATTGAAGCCACTGCCCAATCGCTCTTCGACACTTTCACGCTCCACTCCGTGCATATGCCCGTGAGCGTAATAGTGTCGGCAGGACCATCAGCGCCACTCATCGCATGGTTCGTCGTGTCGGACGGAACAGTCAGCGTCACCTCTGTGCCAAGCAATGCTTGGTTGAGCGTGTGCGACTCATAAGCGCCCGTGAGAGACATCTTGCGGACCATCGGCGTGCCCACGCGCGTTTCAACGATGGTCGTAAACGGGTTGCCAGTTAGTTTCTTGATTTCCCCGATGTCCCCCGTGATCGTCACGTCACCAACGATAATGCCCGTGATCGGAGCACAAGTAACAGAGCCAATGCCAAATACTCTATCGGTAGCCATTACGCACCTTCCTTCACGACTGTGCAGGAACCTACCCACCAGTCGTCTTTGGTCGCCTTGACTTCCCAGTGCGTCAAATACCCCGCAAGTGTCAGCGTGCCAGCAGTTACTGTTACCGCTGTCGTGCCATCGAACGTGAGTGCCTGGATGTCTGTCGCGTCGCCTGCAGCGAATGCAAAGTTGCAGCTCAGCGTCTGTGTGGTCGCCTCGCCAATGCGTGTGTCCTCGATTGTCGTACTGGGGTTGCCGACGAGTTCCTTGACACTGCCAGCCTTCCCATCCAGCGTCGCATCGCCGACAACGACGCCAGTGATGGCGCCAACGGCACTGCCAGTCGTGATTGAAAAAATCTTCGCTGCCATAGTACCCTCCCTACCTAAGTTTCATTGCCTTTATTGTGCAGTTCGTCAATGTACCAGTCGTCGTGATCTCTACGGTCTTCGCCGCCTCATCCTGAAACCTCTGTGGAGAAAGCGGAGGGAATATCCACGTTTCTCCATGTGGAATGGACTGCACAAGACTGTGTGTGGACCCGAATTCGCAAACGCCCTCGCCAACGAGCGTGACGACGATAGGGTCTGTTGCGTGTGCGTTGTACACCTGGAGGATGATGTCGCTGGAATTATTCATAGTGAATTCCATGTCGGCCACCAAAGCCTCACCTGTGTACTTTTGTGGTGTGCTTGTCACAAATGCTTGAACGGTCAGGCTTGTAGCCATGCTATACCCCCCAATAACTAATCTTCAACGTCATCCTGCGTCCCCACGACCCGTCCAACATTACGAGCGGCTGTGCCGGTTCCCACACTACAAGAGCGAGATAAGTGCCGTCAAGGGCCGTATAACTTGTCCCAATCGCCTCGTACAAATCGTCATAAAGTTCGTCAACCTTTTCTTTGGTACGATCTCCTATACTCAACTGCAAGGTCTCTTCGTCTCCATACTTCTTTTTGCTGTCGCCAAGAACGAACAAGTAGGCAACAGGAAGTGACGGAGAAATTGACGTTTCGTCCTGCGGCACAATCACGTCAGACATCGCCTCGACCAAAGCCTCGCGTACCGTCATGCCGCCGCCTCCAGTTGCCGAACGAGATAACCAAGAGCCAGAATGTTAATCTGCTCCATGTTCTTCCCCGTCCAGACGTTGTGCCAAACGCTTTTGTGCAGGTCCCGTGGAATGTAGACCACATATTCCTTGCTGACGTGGTGCCCTTCTGCGCCATCAAACGGTTGATTCAACGGGACAAAACCGAGAGTGCGATGCTTCGCCCTCCTTTTAGGATGAGATATGTCCCGACCGCCCTTCCAATTGCCATGTCCTCTTGTATTCCCTTGACTCGCGACAGACATCTTTGCTCGTACCTCAGGTGACTGAGGATGAGAATGCCCAAGAGCGTATTTATTCCCCATCATTGCCGCTGACATCTTCGCTCGCGTTTCGGGCGACGCATGAGTTACAATGTGCGATTTAGTCTCTTTCTCCGTCGCAGAAATCTTTACCCGAGTTTCGGCGGAAACCTTGCGGCCCATAAGACTCGCAGAAACCTTTGCCTTCTGCTCATCTGTCCAACGCCGGCCAACTCTCGTTTTTACCATCGTCTGCCGACCGCCTGCGCAACCAAGTCCACAACGCTGCTCGCCATGCTTTGCAATGCAGGTGTAAGAAACGGATGCGCAGCATTGCCGGTCCAACCAGGGTGAAAGCCCGCCCACTTCTCTGTCACACCACTCCACGACCAAGGACCGCCAGAAGTTCCAAATTCAAGATATGAACCGATCTGGTTAAATGTTTTCGTAGGGTTGAACCGCGCAGGGTGCATGTCGGTCAGCGAAGGGCCGACCGTTACCGTCACCTGTGATAGGTCCGCCTGCTTGCTCAGCGTCCCGATAGATGCGCTCAGTTTGCCCGTATCAACGTTGCCGTTCGCCTGCATATTGGCACGTGCTGTGGAAGCAATTAAGTCCGCGCCGGCAACCAACGCCGACTCGATGTCTGACGGCAAAAGTGCCACGTACTGCGCCATTGCGTAGTGAAAGGCGTTGTTCGGATCAACAGTGACGGTGAAGGTCATGTGGTAAGATTCACCACGCCTTGCACCCAAGGACGCAAGAGTTCTCGCGCCACTGGGCTGATAAGGCCATGCCGAGGCGCGTAGGTTTCATGGAGGTCTCCGCGCGAAGCGGATGTCACGCCCTGCTCCTGCAACTTCACTCGTTCTGAATCGCCATACCTCAAAAGAGCCAGCGCCTCTTCGCACTCGGCATCCTTGACCGCCTGCGGTATAATCAGGTCGACAGTACCGTATGTGCTGAAGACTGTTGGGGATGTCATGTTGAACGCATCGGTCCGCACAACGTAGGCGCGAGGAAACTGATTGAGTTGCATGTTGACCGCCTTTGTGCCAATAAGCGGCAATGTGTCGATCTCTCGCTGCGCAGTAGCAAGGGCCGCAGTCTTTTCGGACGGCGTTGCAGCCACCCACTTCTCGATATAAAGACATGTCGAAAAATAGGTTGTGGCTTCTGCAAGCGTCACATACGCGCTCATTTCTTCACCTTGTGCGGTCTTCCGGCTTTCTTCAATTCTGGAACAGGAGAAGTCGTCAGTTCTTCTGTCGGCTCATTCGTGACTTCTTCTGATTCCGAAGTGGCGAACTCTGCAATCCGATGGTCGAGCCACCGTTCAGCAGTTGCGTCATCAACGTCAATCACGTCTCCAACACGAACAAAGCCGTTCGCTAGTGTTTGAGTGTCCACAAGAAGTTTCACTTTCATAAGCACCTCCTAAAAGAGACGCTGGTCTTGTTAGGTTCCAGCGTCAAGCCGATTGCCCCGGACGCAGAGCGGTGTGAACCGGCAGAGGTTGCGCCTTAGAGGTGTGCAACGTGTCCCGGCCCTCGCTTCTCAATGACTATGCTGAAGTCAGAACTGCAAACGGATAACGAGTGGTCGAAGGATCGGTCCCTTCTGAATTAACTCTGTTGATGGGGTTCGGGAGCTGCCAGCCAAGGCGCATCGTGATTCGAAGAGCAACCATGTCTTGCTGACCAAGGTTGTAGACAATGGCCCCTGCCGCATCCTGAATAACGCCCTCAGTCAGGAGCTTGTAGGTGATGTCCTGACGGACGGAGTACACGGCCTGCTTCCAATCGCCGCCGATGAGGAGTGTGGTGCCGGGGGTGACGCCGTTGCGAGCATACTCAATGGGTTGACCATAGAGCGTGCTGGGCGTTCCCGCGAGCATGGAAGGCTGGAAGATGAGCGTCTTGTTCGTGTCGCGAAGGCCACGAAGTGCGGCCTTCATGGAGAGAACGCCGTAAAATCCGTTCACGTCGTACCCATCTGCTTCAACTAAACTCATCAAGCCGCCCACGCCGCCGATGTCGTCCACAAGGTCGCCGAGAACGCCCATAACGAGACTGTTGCCAGCCGTGGTCGCGCCAGCCTTGATGCCTTCCGGCCATGAAGTAGGATGGCCAACATCCCAGATCGCGGCGTTGTCGATAGCAAGACCGATTGCTTCCGAAGCCTTGTCCTTAACCTGGCCCCAGATGTCGTACTGAGAATCGGCAAGAACGTTTTCGGGAATGGGAACGATGACAGCAACCTCTTCGGCGGTGAGCATCTTGTTCAGCCATGCCATGTTAGTTGCCTGTTTGACGCCGCTATTGGTGCCGTCGCCGACTTCACCTGTCACGAAGTACGCGGTCGGAAGAGCGGAGATGACCGGCATGGTCAACGTCTGCGCCGACATATTGGGAAGCTTTGTTGCCAGCGACAGGAACGCGGAGTTCTGTGTCACTGCCGAAATGATGCCCTCGCGAAGCTCGGCA